CGGCGCCGACGTCGGAGCCGATCGCGGCCACCGCCCGCTTCAGGGTCGCGATGTCGTCTTTCGTCGCCTTCTTGCCGTACTTGCCAAGGCGGACGGGATAGCCGAAGCGGTCCACGAAGGCCGCCCAGCTCGTCACGTCGAAGCTCTTCACGAGCCAGAGGAAAAGCGCCGTGTAGGCGAGCCCCGAGAGAATCTGCGGGCCCGAGAGGAGAAGCGGCTCGTGGATGACGTAGAGATAGGGGCGAAGCGGCGTCAGCTCGTTGCCGAGCGGCGCGCGGAGGCAGAGCGTCCGGCTATTTTCTTTTGCGTAGGCGAACCAGCGCGGATCCTTGAAGGCGAAGGTGTCGGGCTTCCAATGCTTGCCCGACGTGTTCCATGAGATTTCGTTCACAGCGAAGCCCTTGCCGAGGGCATCGAGGGAATTCTTCATGAGGTCTCGGATGTCCGGATGGCGCATGATGTCCGCGCGCACGGCATCGGCGATTTCGACGTTCGCCTTGTCCTCGCCGCCCGCCTCGACCTGGAGTTCGAGGGACTCCACGGAGTGCTTCCGCGTCGAGAGCACGGATCGATAATGCAGGTCTCGCCGCTCGATTTCCTGGGCGAGCTCGAGATAGTCCACTGGCACCTCACCCCTCCGCACCGTCGCGAGGATTTCGCCCAAGCGTGCCGGCGTAAGACCGGAGACGAGGGGGTTGCTCGACCAGGGCGAACGGTTGGTGTTGGCCACGGCCGAGGCCTCTTCGTTTTGGAGATCCTCCTCGGTCACGCCCGCCTTGCCGAGGAGAGCCTTCAAGCTGTCGCTCAATCGTCCCATCCCTCTTCCTCCCCGCTCTCGCGATACTGATTCCTGGCGTCGATGCTCTCGTAGGCGTAGGTCTGGTAGCCCTGGTCTTCGTCGGAGACGACTGCGAAGGTCGCCATGAGCTTTGCGATGGCGCCGTCGCCGTGCCGGCGTTCGCGGGGCCCTCCCGTCCGCTCCAGGACGCGGGGGACGCCGGCCTGCAGGCCGACGACTCGGAAGTCATCCTTCAAGAAGGGGTCGGCCGGGATCGTCGTCAATCCGTCCTCCATCCGGCCCTTGAGCTTGGGGAAGTTCTCCGCGTACCAGCCGGCCGAGATCATCACCTGGTGGACGTAGCCCGGCCATTCCTGGGCCGCCTTCTCGGCGATCATCTGGCCGTTGCCCCGCGCATCGAAGGCGCCGCCGGCGAAATTCGGCAGCGTCTCCATGAGGTAGAGCACGGTCTGCCACTGCTGATCGAAGGGCACGTTGCGGAGCTCGACGACCAGGAACGTAGCCTGCATCCCTTCGGGCATGATCTCGTCGAGGAAGATGCAGGTGAGGTCGCCGGATCGAGCGAAGTCCTGCCCGAGGTACACCGGGTTCTGGTGGGCCCGCAGGATGTCGCGGAGCTCGGAGCGGCAGAACTTTTCGAACTCGCGCTCGCGCTTTTCCCGGCCGGCGAAGGTGAATGCGTCGTCGCATGCCTTGCGAACCACGGGCACCGTGGCGTCAGCCACCGCGTCGAGGAGGACCGTCGGGAAGTAGCGAGTCCCTGCGCGGACGGGAATGCAGAAGAGCTCTTCGTCGGCGCCGTCGCCGTAGTTCTTCACGATTTCCGCGCGCCAAGCCACATCCGCGGCGGGCGACCAGGGCTTACCCTTGACGAGGCAGATTCGGCGATAGAATCCTTCAGAGATGGCGTTGTCGAGGGTTGTGCGGTGAAGGCGGTAGGTCTTCTTCCCGTCGCGGATATCCTTGACGAGCTCGTTGAAGGGATTGTCGTCGCCGTTATGCGTCGAGAGGATTCGCACGCAGCCGCCCCACATAAGGAGGGCGAGCGCCGCCTTCATGAGCTCGCCGAGATCCTCGACGAAAGCGGCCTCGTCGAGGACGACGCGGCCCTGCTTGGACCGGAGCGAACGCGCCACAGAAGGGAGGCACCAGACTTCGAAGCCCGAGGCGAAGCGGATGCGATAGACGGTGATGTCCTTGTCCTCGTCCTTGATGGCCACCTCTTCGACCTCCGAGGCCGCGGCGTTGATGTGCTTCGCCCAGAAGGCGCAGTCTCGCGCGAACTGCTGCGTCATTTCCTTCGAATAGGAGAGGTAGTACGTGGACTGCCCGCCGGCCTCCTTGCTCTTGGCCGCCTCGAGCACGGAGGCGAGGGCTTCGACATAGCTCGCGCCGATACGCCGGGATTTTTCCCAGACCTTCACCTCGGCCAGGTCTTCGATCCAGGCTTTCTGGTAGGGCAGGAGAACGTCTTCGTCCATGCTAGAGCCCCAGGATCTGCTTCTTGATCCGCTCCACCGTCTCCGCCGATAGACCGTCTGACTTGGCCGTCGCCTCCACCGCCTTGGCCGCATCGACGAGCGCAGCCTTCCGGATGGCCTCGGAGCGCTCGGCGTTGAGCTTCTCGGCATGCTCGAGTTCCTTGAGGCCCTTCGACACCTTGTAGATGAGGTCCGTGAGCGTGTCGATGTCGACGGCTTGGCCGTTCTCCTTCATGTCCTCGATCTCGCCGATGAGGTCGAAGGCCATCAGGCGTATCTGCTCGTTGACAACCTTGCCAAGCTGGTTCCGCGTGTCGCCGCCTGTGCGCTCGAGGTAGGCCTCGGCGACCTGGCGTGCCTGACGGTTCTTCTCCGCGAAGCGCTCCATCTTCTTGGCGTAGCGGTTGACCGCGCTTTTCGAGATGACGGGCTCCCCGGCCTCCGCGTTGATGATGTCGGCGACTGCCTGCTGGGTAACCGCTGGATCGTTGAGGAGCTCGATGAGACGGTGGCGGAGATCGTCCGGAAGCCGCTCCGCGGCGCTACGCGATGCCATGGCTATTCCTGGAGGGGCGCGTCGATGCCCTCGGCGCGAAGCGCCCCCAAGGCGACGTCGATGCCTGGCCTCGTGACGTGGGCGATCACCAGGCCGTTGATGAGCCTCTCGGTGGTGACATATCCGCGCTGCTCAAGCCAATTGACGAGGACGTTCACCTCCACGAGGGAACAGTTGTGGCCGTAGGGCCTCAAGGCCCGCTGCAGCATCTCGTTCGAGAGACAGCGGCCGGGGTCCTTTTCGAGGCTCTGGAGGATGATGATCCGTTGGTTTGGCGCGAAGATGTTGTCCATGATCAACCTTTGTTCTTGGCTTGGTCGATGAACCAGCCCTGTATCTGGGTGAGGATGTTGGAGACCCCCTTCAGCTCGCCTTCCATCCGCGACATCTTCGCCTGAAGGTCGCTGATCAGGTCCTTCTGCATCTCATCGATGCGCGTATGGAGACGATTCACGTTCTCCACTCGGTGTTGCCGCTCTTCACTTATTTCCTTTTTTATTGCCTCTACCACGGAATTCATCTGATCCTGCAGTTCCTGCAGGGCCGTCTGGAGCTTCCTTTCCTGCGCTCTCTTCCACGCGGACAGGATCGTGTAACCGAGGCCCGCGAGGGCAATGAACACCGCCAGGGCCTGCAGGACAAACTTCGCTATTTCCATCAGTCGCCGCTCCCGTAGAACGTCGCGAGTGCTCGCAGCTCGGCGATCTCGCGGCGGTATTCGATGATGTTGGATTCGAGCTTCCGGTATTCGTCGTAGGAGAGCAGCAGTCCGCCGAGGTCCGGCCTGTCCGTCCACGAAACTGGCGTGACCTTGGCGGCTATTGGAAGAGGAGGATTGACGACGGCCTCTGGGGCAGGCTGAGGCGAGGAGGAGCAGCCCTCAAGAGCCGAACAGGCCGTTAGCGCGGCCAGCAAGGCCAGCGTTAGGAGAATTCTGGAGCTCCTGTTGTTCATTTTTCGCATCCTCCTCAGCCGTTTTCTGTTTGCGTAGGAGAGTCTGTGCCCCCGCGAGCTCCCGCTCTGCGACGGCGGCGGCCGCCGCACTCGCCTTCGCCTGCTCCTTAAGCCTCGCCATCCCCTCGATTACGCAGTAGATGGCGACGCCCTCAAGAAGGCAGACGACGGCGAGGGCGATCAGAATCTTGATCACGATGCCGTCGACTCCGCGGCGGCTATCTCCCCAGCACCGCCGCGTCCCGTCTCGGCCTTGTTGCACTTGAGTCCGCCTATGATGATGGCGATGAGACCGACGATGCCGGGGCCGAGCAGCGCGAGGGCGATATCCAGGGCGACGTCGGCGATGCTCTGCTTGACGAGACAGGCCACGAACAGGACGGCCATCATGCCGATCGCCAGGTAGTACTTCCGGAGGTCGGCCGCCTGGTACTGCCCCTCGGGGAGACCCTTCGTACTACGGACGACCGCCCGGAGATCGAGCGCCGTGTAGGCCGAGGCCGCCGCGAGGAAGGCCCCGCACATCGCGCCGATGACCTCGGGGCCCTCGAGGAACACGATGCAGGCCAGGGTGATAACCGCGGCGACGATCAAGAGGAACAGACTCTGATGCTTCATAAAAGCTCCTTTCAGATCGATACGAGGAAAGCGTTCCAATCCTCGGGATTGGCGACGAACCAGCGCGGGCAGTCCTTACCCGTGATGTCGTAGTGCCTAAAAACCTGCTTTCGCGGCTCAAGGCCGAATCGCTTGCAGAGATCGCGAATCAGCTCGACGGCTACGTCCCGGGTGATGTCTCCCGGTTTACCGTCCGCAGCGGGGTGGGTGAGTTCGACGCCGATGGTTACTCGGTTAGGGGATGAGTTGGAATCACAGTAG